GTATTAGAAGTTCCTACATTATTTAATCTTAAAGAACACTGACCTACTGCTGTGTTACTACCACCTGATGTATTAGAAAGTAATGCTACAGTTCCTACTGCTGTGTTGCCTGCACCTGTCGTATTAGAACAAAGTGATTGATAACCGACTGCTGTGTTGTTATTAGCTGTGGTGTTGGATTCTAAAGCAAAATATCCTAATGCTGTGTTGTTAGCACCAGTTGTGTTATCTCTTAATGATGCATAACCTACTGCTGAATTACCACTACCTGTATTAGAATATAAAGAACAATTACCTAAAGCTACATTTGATATTCCTGTTGTATTAGATAATAAAGAATTATAACCAACCGCTAAGTTATGATTAGCTGTTGTATTTCCTGCTAAAGCACCTCTACCTATTGCAATATTTTGACTACCTGTTGTATTAGAACATAAAGTAACATAACCTAAAGCTGTGTTATCATTACCTGTCGTATTAGCACAAAGTGAATAAGTACCTACTGCTGTGTTGTTGGAAGCGGTGGTGTTGCTAAATAAAGAATTTAAACCTACTGCTGTGTTGTTAGTTCCTGTCGTATTAAGACATAAAGATTTATAACCAACAGCTGTATTATTACTAGCTGTTGTGTTACCATTTAATGCTTGTTGACCTACTGCTGTGTTGCATGAGCCTGTAATATTTTGATTTAAAGCACTTAAACCCAAACCTACGTTAAAATTACCTTCTGTATTATTATAAAGTGATAAACGACCTACTGCTGTGTTACTAGAACCTGTCGTATTTGTACCAAGAGATAGATAGCCTACTGCTGTATTGTTATTAGCTGTGGTGTTGTTTTCTAAAGCAAAACTACCTATAGATACGTTTTGAACACCTGTCGTATTAGACTTTAATGCACATAAACCCATTGCTGTGTTATCAGAACCTGTAGTATTAGTACTAAGTGATAGATAGCCAACTGTTGTATTATTTGATGCTGTGGTATTATTAATAAGTGAATTATAACCTAATGCTGTATTATAATTACCTGTTGTATTATTACCTAGCGAACATCTGCCTACTCCAGTATTATTTGCACCTGTTGTGTTAGCATTTAAGACATCTTTTCCAACTCCTGTATTGTTATTAGATGTAGTATTTCTTAAGGTACCATGTCCAAGAGCTGTATTTTCCGACCCTGTCAAATTATTACATAAAGATAAATAACCTAATGCTACATTTGTTGACCCTGTTGTATTTTTTAACATAGCACAAGTACCAACTGCTGTGTTGTTGTTAGCTGTCGTATTAGCATTTAAAGAATAGAATCCAACTGCTGTGTTGTTTGATGCTGTGGTGTTGGAACTTAAAGCATTTCTACCAATTGCTGTGTTTTGTGCACCTGTGGTATTTTGATATAGTGATATATAACCTACTGCTGTATTTGAATTTGCTGTAGTATTATCTCCTAATGCTAATCTACCTATAGCAGTATTTGCAAAACCTTCAGTATTATCTGTTAAAGCATCTTCGCCTATACCTACATTATAATCACCTGTTGTTAATGAATCTAATGCTCTATTACCTAAAGCTACATTTCCTGTCGCTACAGGATAATTACCATCTAGTTTGATTGTGCCACCATCTACACTAACATTACCAGCAACAGTTAATCCATCTGTAGTGATTGTTCCTACATTATCAATGTTTCCTGTGCCTGTAATATTGTTTGAGTTTAAATCTAGGTTTCCGCCAAGTTGTGGTGTGGTATCTTCAACTACATTTTCTAATTTTGCATTTAATTGTGTTTGAGCATCAGAAGTTAAACCTCCAATATATCCAAATTCAGTATTAGTAACTGACCCATCATGTATTTTAGTTGCATCAATAGCTGCTGATGCATTAACATCTGCATTAACAATTACACCAGAACTAATAGCAGCAACACCTGTATCAGCAATAGTAATATCTCCAGATACTACATTATCAATCCATTTAGATGTACCTGTATCATAAAATAATAATGATCCATCTGCAGGAGTTGTAATATTAACATCTGTTAATTCTGATAATTCATTAGCTGTAGCAACTTGGGCATCTACATAAGCCTTAATAGACTGTTGTGATGCTACTGCTGTTGCAGAGTCTGAAGACATAGTATCTTCATCTAAAAATGCTGTACCAGATAATGTTCCATTTAAAACTGGTGATGTTAAAATTTTATTTGTAAGAGTTTGAGAACCCGTTAATGTTGCAACTGTAGAGTCTATATTTAAAGTTATTGTTTGAGCAGAACCTACACTATCAATACCTGTTCCACCAGTGATAGTTAAACTTTGTGAATCTAAATCAACTGATTGAGCACCACCAGTATCACCTATAAAATCTAAATCTTGAGCTGTAACTTGAGAGTCTACATATGCTTTAATAGATTGTTGTGTAGCTAAAGCAGTATCACTATTAGATGTCATTGTATCTTCATCTAATATAGAAGTGACTGTAGATCCAGATGCTAAAGCTAAACTTGTATTTGCAGTTAATGTAGTAAATGTACCTGCAGCAGGAGTAGTACCCCCAATAACTGCATCTACTGTACCTGCATTAATATCCGCTGTATCTGCTACTAAACTATCAATATTAGCAGTACCATCAATATATAAATCTTTAAATTCTAATAATGATGTACCTAAATCAATATCATTATCTGTAATAGGTACAATAGCACCATCTTGAATTTTAATTTGTTCAACCGCAGAAGAAGATACATCAACATAAAATTCTAAATGATTATTAGAATCATCTATTACAATTTTATTAAAACCACTTGAATCTCTTAAAATAGATACAGGCCCACCATCACCCGCAGTACCATCATGCGTGTGTCCTGTTGTTGCATTAAATGCAGCTAATAACTGATTAAATTCATCATTACTATCTGATGCCGCAATAACGTCACCTGTAGTATATGTTGATTGTCTTGCTGAGTATCCTGCCATTTTATCTTCTTCCTCCTGGGGTAAATTCTAGTTGAAATCCTTTTACTGAAAATGAATCTGTTTGATTTCTATCGTCTATTTTTAAAGCTACTGCAAATCCAGAGCCTTCTACTGTTTGTCTTATAAGTGGTGTACCTGATGCTCCATATAATCCACTGCCATAAATAGCTGTACCATATAAAGATGCACCACCTGCTGATGTTAAAGTTATTTTATTTGGTTGTGGTGTATCTTGACTATCATAATCATATCTAACTGCTAAATCAGCATTAACAGTTGTTCCTTCTCCTTCATAGTTTAAGTTTACCCGTTGCATATATTTTCTTAAACCTGGATCACCTAATACCATATCTGGAGATCTATATGTAGCTATGATTGTATCTGTACTTGTGCCATTAGCAAACGTATTACCTACTTCCATTTTATAAATATAACCATCATATCCACCAAATACTTGTGTTTCTACATTACTTATAAAATCAGAATCAGCACATGCGGGTTTAATCCCAATCATATCAGAATATTCAAATCCAATCTGTCCTGTATTTGGATTATTTTTTAATACTCCTATAATTCCTTTTGATGATGCTTGAGCACCATTTGTTTCTGGATAAAACAATCTATATTGTGATTTATCTCTAATAACTAATGATGATACTCTATCTAAAGTTATTTCATCAATTCTAGCTTGTATTTGTCTAGAGATAGAGCCTAGTTCAACGTCACCAATTCTAGCTGTACCAGCAATAGTTCTTAATCCATCTGGTGCTAAAAATATAACATCACCACCAATCTCTTGAATGCTGCCACCATCTCTGCAACCAATATTTCTAGTTACTTCTTGTACTGCAAAATCAGCAAAAGAAGAACCTAATAATTTATAAATTCTATCTTCACAAAATATAAATAATTCATTTCTAAATACTCTTAATCCTACAACATTAGAGTCAACTTTAAATGAACCTGCACCATCAGCTGTATTAAAATCATCTTCTGAAAAAGGTGCACTAAATAAAACTTCTTGTGAATTTGTAGCCCCTGCATAAAACATATGGTTTTGAAATGCTTTTACAAATTTTGGATTTGTCGGTGCAGTACCACCCCCACTACCATTAATTATATCAATATTCCAAGAATTGTCAATGGTAAATGCAGTTGAATGTCCTGTGGCAATTATAACCTTATCTGTACCATTAAAGTTATATTTTTCAAAATCATATGCTCTAGTTGATGTACCTAAACCTGTTGTTAAACTTGTCCAACTTCCAGTAGTTGTACCTCTATGTATATCTCCACCTCTAGCTACAATTATTTGTCCATTAAATATTATAGCACAATCTATAACTAAACTTGTAGTACTTGTTCCTTGTGGTACAATTGTAGAATTATATAATGCTGTCCCACTGACTCGTCTATAGCCACCTTTAATATCTGGTTCAAAGTTACGTAATATTAGTGCTTCCCCAGGAGCCATAGAAAAAACATCTTTGTTTAATACTAATCCTCCTGCACAACTAACTACATATGGTGATATTAAATCAGTAGCTGGCATTAACTACCCTTGTAATTTACGTGCTTTTTCTTTTTCGT